CCTGCAATAACGCGACCGAGCTTATCCACGGTCAAACTACGGTAGGTACCAGCGACAACGCCCGTGCGCCCTGCTACCACCTCAAAGGTCAGCGCAGTGGTGCCCAACACAATCGGCGCATCCGTCACCAGCTGCCAAACGCTGTCGCCGTTGGCCGTGCCCTTCTCGACACTGACAAATAGACCCGGCGTTACTTCCACGCTGGCATCTGCATCCTGGGCGCGCCTCCAGGCGCCGCCAGCAGGTACAACGTAGATACCGTTATCCTTGGCCTGGGTCTGGTCCTTTACCAGTACCCGAGAGTCCGCCGGCAACAAAACGCCGTCGACGGTCTGGATTCCACTCAAGACGATATTGGCCGTCGTGGCCACCAACACCGAATGCTTATAATCCAGCTTGGCCAAGGCCTCGATAATTTGCAGATCCACATATTCGCGCGTTGCCAGCACCACCGCAGGGTCAATCTTCAGAACGATATTCGCGGTGTTTGCGACGATGAAGTTCATCCGAATAATTTGGGTCTTGCCTGTGCCCTGCGCGAGCAGTGACTTAAAGCTCGGCGCACAGTTTGCAACCGCCACCATGTCACCGTCTGCATCATAGAGCGCTAACTCACGGATCCACTTTCCACCCACGTCGGGCGGAATAACCTGCTCTGCGATGATGACGTTCGGGTTAGCAGGATCGGCGCGAACCTGATTGAGCGGCGCCCGGCGCCATTCGTTAATCAGCCGCGTTTGGGTACGACTGGGGATTGGGTCAGTGTTATTTGCATCCCCCACACCCATTTGCGAAAAGGTCCAGGGCTGGCCAAGGGCCGTAGCGTTTGCCTGTTTCGCCTCCCCCACTGCCGTAAGGATGGCGAAAAACTGACTGTTCTGATCAATCATGGGTACACGTCCAGGGTGTCAATTTCATCAATACACATGACCGGGCCATAGGTGCCGGTCACCTCGATGTCGCGGGGGGTTGGCGGGTAAACGTCGATCACTTCACCCTCACTTACACAGGCGCCGATGCCGATGTAACCGGTGGTCTCCAGGCTGATCGCCAGGCCGGTCATATGCCGACTGACGGGCTTGGCGTCATCAATGAGCCGGGTCAGCTCTTCGTACATTTCTTCGGTAATACCGGTGTCCAGAACACCTACCTTCAGCGCGAACGTACCCGGCACACCCTCGGGCACCGTCTGCCACCACTCCATGACCTCGATCAGGTAGCCCAACGGCTCGACCACACGACGCAATGCGCCAATCGTGCCTTTGTGCTTGTGGATGTAGTACGAGGCCCTGATGGCGGCCCGCTTGGTCGCCTCGCTCCACCGGTAATCCCAGCGGTCGACCGACCAGGCCCACGCCAGATGTAGCAACAAGTGGGCTGGGCACGTATCGGCGTTGTAGAGCGTGCGCAACGGAACAATGGTTTTTTCGTAGAACGCGGCTTCAATGGCCCGCTCTAGCCGGGTGCTATTACTGGGCAGCAGGCTTTTCATCCGCCAACCTCACGTCGTAACCAGTGCAGTAAGCGGCCTGGGCCTTTGTGGGTGACAGGTCGACCCACCCAGGCAGCTCAACACGAGAAACGCCAGCAACATGCACCTGGGCGTCCACAGCAGACCGGGCCACCTCAACGCCGAGACGCTTACGGGGGTTTATCCATTTCGATAGACGGCTTAAGGCTTCAGCCAAGGCGGCGTCACGCTCTGGCCCGGCGCTGTTCATATGCAGGATGGCGTCAATTCGGTACTTCAGGATTTGGGCGCCCTGGACTTTGACCCGGTCACCCAATGGCCGCACGTCCTCATCATTCAGAGCTGTAGCCACCGTGGCCAACAGTTCCGGCGTGGCCGTACCATCCCCCTCGGTACTCAGCACCGTTACGGTAACGTTTGCCGGCGACGGACTTTCCGCCGAGGCATCCCGCACAAGGCCGGATGCGTTACGTGCGTGCAGGATGTAGCTGTTACGCGGACCGGCCGTGGTCAACCCCTCATAGGCCAACTGGATGCGCTCGCGATAAGGATCATCATCCTCAAGGACTTGGGACATCGGCGGAACCGCCAGCAGATCCTCAGGCTGAATAACCAGGCGTGGAAGGTTGACGTTTGCGCCCAACTGATCGAGGTCGCCCTTGATGGCGTGAGCCAACAGCAGCGCCTTGCAGGCATCGTTAACCCGGGCACGGTTACCAACCTTGTTATAAGCCCCAACCTCCAGCAATTTGGAAACCGGATCGCTTTCGAGCGCGGCATTCCAGTTGTCGCCCATATAGGCGCGAAACGCCGACAGCCCTTCGTCGTAGACCTCTTCGAAGTCCAGCGGCTCAAGCACCTCCGGCGCCGGCAAGGCCGACAAGTCCACGATGCTCATACGCTTACCTCCAAGACAA